ACGAAAGACCCCCATGGCCACATCGCCAATGACCCCGCAGCCCATGGGCGTGCCAGCAAAAACCTACGAGATCTGCATCAAAGTCGCAGGCGACTCGATCAGCGTCTATTCCGAGCCCGGAGAAGCCGAAGGCGAAGAAGGCATGGGCATGGATCCCGGCGCCATGCAGGCCGGAGAAGTGGACAACGAAGCCGCGGCCATCCCTGCCGGCTCAATGGACGAGGCCATGGCCATTGCAAAGCAGATCCACGCCAACGGCGGGAAGATGCCCAAGGCAGACGGGATGTCTCCTGAAGAGGCATTCAGCGCTGGATTCCAGGGCTCGGAGGTTGCATGACCACGGTTCACCTGATCCTGCGCGACACTGACGATGGCCTGGTGGACGTGGAAACGACCATCACCGGGTTCGACCGCGCCAGCAATGCGCAACGCATGTCCGATGAACTGAATGCGTACCTGGCGCACCAGCACAAGCAGCAAGGGGCTGCGCTGCTGAGTGACAAGCCGGTCGAGGTAGCGTAATGGCGCTGACGGCAAAGCAGGAGGCTTTTTGCCTTGCCGTCGCCAAGGGGATGACGCAGGCGGATGCGTATCGGAGTGCGTACAACGCCGGGAACATGAAGCCTGACACCATCCAGCGAAACGCCTGCAAACTCATGAAGGACAACAGGGTTTCAACAAGGGTTGAAGCCCTCCGAGCGCCTGTTGCTGAAAAGGCCATGGAAAAGGCCGCGATTGACAAAGCATGGGTGATGCAGCGGCTGGTAAAGGTGTCCGACATGGGGATGCAGGCCGAACCCGTTGTGGACAACGATGGAAGCCCAACCGGCGAATACAAGCAGAACCTGGCCGCCGCAAACAAGGCGCTGGAACTGATCGGGAAAGAGCTTGGGATGTTTGTGGAGCGGTCTGTGGCGCTGACTGGCCCGATAGACGGGCTGGCGCATGACGAACTGAAGGACATGCGTGACGCAATCGAGCAGATTCGCGCTGGTGCAGCGGCTGGAAAAGCTGTCTCCGGCAGCGCTGGACATACTCGCCACTGAGATCAAGCGGAAGCTGGCAGAAAACAAGCTGGCTGACTATCGCGCCTACGGGAAGCAGGCTGAATTTCACCGGGCCGGGGCCGACATGGCAATCCGAGAGCGCCTGCTGATGGCTGGAAACCAGTTGGGAAAGACCTTCTGCGCAGCGTTTGAGTCAGCAATGCACCTGACTGGCTTGTATCCCAAAGAATGGGATGGCGCGGTGTTCAAGGAGCCCGTCACAGGCTGGGCCGCATCGGAAACCAGCCAGGGCACGCGAGACACGGTACAGCGCTTGCTGCTTGGCCCGCCAGGCTCATGGGGTACGGGCGCGATACCAAAGCACCTGATCCTGGAAATAAAGAGGGCCGCGCACGGCGTGGCTGATGCGGTGGAAACCATCCTTGTCCGGCATGTGTCGGGCGGGACCAGCCGGGTGACCATGAAGACCTACGACCAAGGACGGGCACGGTGGCAGGGTGAAACGCTGGATTTTGTTTGGTTCGATGAAGAGCCGCCAGAGGACATTTACGTCGAAGGGTTGACCCGGACCAATGCCACAGACGGCATTGTGTGGGTGACGTTCACGCCGTTGAAAGGCATGTCCAACGTGGTCAAGCGCTTTTTGCTGGACAAGCAACCAGGCACGCACATCACAAAAATGACGATCAACGACGCAGAGCATTACACGCCAGAGCAGCGGGCCGCCATCATTGCAGCCTACCCGGCGCACGAACGTGATGCGCGGGCGCAAGGCATCCCGACGCTGGGCAGTGGCGCTATCTTCCCGGTGCTGGAAAGCCAGATCAAAGAGCCGCCGATGGCCATACCGGCGCACTGGCCGCGCATCGCAGGGATTGACTTTGGATGGTCACACCCAACTGCCGGCGCATGGATTGCATGGGACCGGGATGCCGACACGGTGCATGTCTATGACTGCTACCGTGTCAGCGAGGCGACTCCGGCTGTCCATGCGGCGACGTTCAGGGCAAAAGGCCAGTGGATTCCGGTTTCATGGCCGCATGACGGAAACAACGACACAGCGGCCGGTGAGAACCTGGCTTCGCAATACCGTAAGCATGGACTCAACATGCTGAAGAACAAGGCCAGCCACGCACCAGCCAAAGGAAAGCCGGAAGGCACCGGAGGCAACAGTGTTGAGGCCGGGCTGATGGACATGCTGGACAGGATGCAGACCGGGCGACTCAAGATCGCATCCCATCTGGAAGACCTGTTCAGCGAAATTCGCATGTACCACCGCGAAGACGGGAAGGTGGTCAAGATCGACGACGACATCATTTCAGCGCTGCGATACGCCCTGATGATGCTTCGGTTTGCTGTCGTCAACGCCAGCGAGGACCGAGAGGAAGTTCACGACTTCACGCCACAGGATGCAGAAATGGGCTACTAAGCCCGCCCACAGAACCAGACACAGCCGCCTTTGAGCGGCTTTTTTCATGCTCGACATCAAAGCCACAGATGAAACCGAAGCGCAGAAAGCGCAGCGCATGGCCATCGTCGAGGCGTTTGCCGTCCTGATCAAGGACAAACGCTCCGATGCCATCGAAGGCCGGCGCGCGTCTGGCATTGAGACCATTTGGGCTGAAGACGAGGCGCACTACGAAGGATCGGACGAGCCAGACCGGTCAGTGATGACCAAAGGCCGCACGCCAAGCGATGGCCTGACTGAACCGGTCAAGCAAGCGCCGACACGATCAACTGCCTTTCTGAACATCACGCGGCCGTACTGCGATGCCGCATCTGCCAGCCTGTCCGATATGCTGCTGCCGACAGATGATCGTAATTGGGCTCTGCAGCCGACGCCGTTGCCGCAACTGACCGCTGCACTGAAGGACACGCGGGCAATCAGCAAGGCACTGCCACCGCAGGCCATTGCAGCCAAGCAGGGTGGCATTCGTGGCGCCATTGGCAAGCTGTTTGGCGCTGCACCTGAGCCGACCGCGCAGCCGCCGAAAGAACCCACCGTGGCCGAGGTGGCGCGGCAAGAGCTGGATCGCGCGAATGAAATGGCCGAGTCCGCGCAGCAGCAGATTGATGACTGGCTGGTCGAATGCCGATACCACGCCGAGATCCGCAAGGTGATCGAGACAGCCGCGCGCATCGGGGCTGGCGTGCTCAAAGGTCCGGTCCCTGTGCGCAAGCGCTCCAGGGCCGTGAAGCAGGGGCCCGAGGGCTGGATGGTGGAGATGGTCGAGGAGATCAAGCCGGAATCCAAGGCGGTCAGCCCGTGGCGCATCTACCCTGATCCAGCTTGTGGCGACAACATCCACAACGGGTCCTACATTTTTGAGTCCGATGAGATCACCGCGCGCAAGCTGGACGCCTTGAAGGGTTCGCCGGGCTACATCCCCGAGATGATCGACCTGTGCATGGATGAAGGCCCAATCAGCCCGGTGGATGGGACGGCGACCAAGAAGCAGGGCGAGAAGACGCGCGAAAAGGACGTGTTCCAGATTTGGTACTTTTATGGTCAAGTGTCCCGCGCAGACATGGAGGCGGCCGGCTGCACCTGTGGCGAAAAGCCCTACTACCCGGCGCAGGTGACGATGGTCAACGACCGCATCATCAAAGTGGCGCTGAGTCCGCTTGACAGCGGAGAGTTTCCCTACGATGTGATGGTGTGGCAGGCCCGAGAAAACGAATGGGCCGGTGTCGGCGTTTCCCGGCAAATGCGCACCACGCAGAAGGGCGCCAATGCCGCCGTGCGCAACCTGATGGACAATGCCGGCCTGTCGGCAGGCCCGCAAATCATCGTGGACCGGACCAAGTTGGTGCCAGCAAATGGCAAATGGGAGATTGTGCCGCGCAAGGTGTGGTTCACGAAGGCGGGCGCAGAGGTGGGCGACGTGCGAACGGCCTTCATCTTCGCCACCATCGAGACACGCCAAGTCGAACTGATGAACATCATCCAGTTTTGGTTGAAAGAGGCCGAGGACGTGACCGGGATGCCAGCGCTGATGCAGGGCCAGCAGGGCAAAGCGCCCGACACTGTGGGCGGCATGACCATCCTGAACAACAACGCCAGCACCGTGAAGCGCCGGATTGCCAGGACGTTTGATGACCGCGTGACCGAGCCGCACATTGGCCGGTATTACGAATACCTCTTGTTGCACGGGCCAGACGAGTGCAAGGGTGATTTCACGATTGATGCGCGCGGATCGTCGGCGCTGATCGAGCGCGACACGCAGAGCCAGCAACTGCCCATGTTGCTACAGATGAGTGTCAACCCGGCGTTTGGACTGGACCCTGAAAGCGTGATGGCCGAGCTGATGAAGTCCATGCGCTTCGACACCAAGGCGATGAAGCTGTCGGACGAGAAGAAGGCCGAGTTGGCGCAGCGACAGCCGCCACCACCGCCGCAGATCCAGGCCGCGCAGATCCGCGAAGAAGGCGCTACGCAGCGCAAGCAGATGGAACTGCAGGCCAGGGCGCAGGAGTCCAGCCAAGAGCGCGCGTTGAAGCAGGCGCTGAAGGATGTGGACGCCCGCCTTGCAACCGAAGACCTAGCCGCTGAAGAGCGCCGCGACCTGATGAACCACAAGGTTGATCTTGCCAGCCTGACGATGGAGCTGCGCCAGCAGCGCGAACTGTCTCCAGGACCGCAGGTTCTGAATCCGCCGACTGAGCCGGCCGGCCAGGCGCCCAACGGGTATGCGTACAGGCAATGACAGAACACGACGATGTGATGGTGCTGCAGCTGCGCTTGCTGGACCTGAACGACCGGCAATCGCCAACGTGGCGAAAGCTGCGCGACCACTTTGAACAGCGCCTGCACGAGTTGCGGGCCAAGAATGACAACGACCTGGACGCCATCGCCACTGCAAGGGTGCGCGGGGCCATCCGGGAAGTGACCTATCTGCTGGCTCTTGGCGACCAAGACCCGGCGACGGAAGCGAACGAGGAATAAAAGCCGCCTTCGCTGTAACTGGCCCGCCCTGTGCGGGCTTTTGTATTTGGAGCCAAAGCAATGGACGAAGAAGTAAGCGCCGAAGCGCTCGCGCAGGAGGAAGCCGCTTTCAGCGACGGTTTCAACGCGGTAGAGACAAAGACGGAGCGACCAGCTCCCGAGTCGAAGCCAGCCGAACCCGAAGCCAAGCCGGCTGATGAACCTGTGGCGCAAGAGCCTGCAAAGGAGCCCGAACAGGCGCCCGTTGCCGCCCTGACGCCGCAAGAGATCACCGAGTTGCGTGCTGCTGCCCAGGCGATTCCGGGGATGCAAACCAAGTTGCGTGAAGCGTATGGACGCATCGGCGCACTGAATGATTTGCTGCACAAGAAGAGCGAAGAAAAGAAGGCCGATGGTCAGCCAGCCGCCCTCTCTCGCCTGGAAATGAAGCGGATCAAGGAAGCCTACCCGGAACTGGCGGACGACCTGACGGCCGACATTGGTGATGCGCTGGCATCGCTGAAGACGACCGCGCAAGACCCCGCCGAGATGGAGCGCCTGATTGCGGATCGAGTCGCATTGGCAAGCCTGGAACTGCGGAAAGAAGCCCTGGCCGAGCGCCATCCCGATTGGGAAGACGTGAAGAAGTCAGACGTGTTCTGGAAGTGGATGGGCGAACTGCCAGCCGACGAAGCCAAAGCAATTCAGACCAGCGCCAGCCCGATGTTCATTGCATCGAAGCTCGACACGTTCAAAGCGTGGCGGGACAAGGCATCCAAAGCCAAAGAGAAGAGCCAAGAGCGGCTGACAGCTGCCATCGCGCCCACGGGCGGAAGCAGCGCCGGCAAATCAACCCTGTCCGACGACGAGGCCATGCAAAAGGCTTTTGCCGAAGGATTCAATTCATAGGAGCCATCATCATGGCACTCGCAAGCTACGCATCCCCCGCCCAACGAATCGGGCGAATCAAAGGCCAGATCCTCAAGCACGCCGTTCACGCATCGACCGTGGAAATCTCCGGTGAGGTCTACCGCCAGCCCGTCAAGATGGGCGACACGGTGACTTTCCGCCAGGTGGTGCCCTACGGCGCGACCGCATCTGCGCCCAACACGTTCAGCGCCACCGCTGCCGCCAACCTGATTCAGGAAGGCGTCACGCCACCCGCTGAGTCCATCAGCATCCTCGACACCAGCGTGCAGGTTCAGAAGTATGGTGCGCTGTACGGCTACACCGAGCGCCAAGACTCGCTGGGTGAAGACGATGTTCCAAGCTGGATGGAAGAACAGTTGGGCGAACGCATGGGTCTGGTTCGTGAACTGGTCTATGTCGGCGCACTGCAAGGCGGCACCAACCGCTTCTATAGCGGCGGAACGACTCGCGCCACGGTGTCCGCACCGGTCACGTTGAACCTGGTCAACCGCATCACCCGCTCGCTGGGCACCAACCATGCAACGTTTGTCCGGTCGGCCATGGCTGCATCGGCCAACTACGGCACCGTGGCCGTCCAGAAGTCCTACCTCGCGTTTGGCCACGTCAAGCTGCAGCAGGACATCGAGGCCATCCCAGGCTTCAAGGCTGTGTCTGACTACGGTTCGCAGAAGCCGGTTCATGAGATGGAGATTGGCGCAGTGGGTTCGCTGCGCTTCATCCTGTCGCCTGACCTGCCATATGTGGCCGACGCTGGCGCTGCCATCGCTGGCACGACCAACGAGAGCACGACCGGCACCAACGCGGACGTGTACCAGCTGTTCGTTGTGGCGAAAGACGCTTGGGGCCACACGGCATTCCGTGGCCTGGACGCCTTCAAGTTCAACAACATCGCCCCAGGAAAGGTTGACAAGTCGGACCCCACTGGTGAGCGCGGCTACTGCTCGGCCACCTTCTACGATGCGGCCGTGGTAACCAATCATGGATGGCTCGGGGTAGCCGAAGTTACCATCTCTTCACTCACGTAAATGAGTGCTGCAACATCCTACGATGTTGTGTTTACTGACTGAATAAGCGACAATGTAGCCTGAAAAGGCTACAGGTGTTGCATGGAAAAACTTTGCGAAACGTGCGGGAAAGAGTTCAGCGTCAAGCGGTATTTGTTTGACGTCAGGAAGCACTGTTCAGCGGAATGCAAGCACAAGGCAAATCGGGTCACACTGACTTGCAAGTGCTGCGGGAAGGAATGGACGACTTGGAAATCGCAAATAGCGATCAAGGGTCGGCCAGGCGCTGGACAGTTTTGCTCCAAGGCGTGCGCCGACAAGGGATTGGTTAAACCCAAGCCCGAGAAGCCGCCAAAGGCTCCGCCATCCGAGATTTACAAGGTC